TAACTTCGATTGCTGAGTTATCAGACATAAAGTTATTAGCTAAATCTACCTTCCATTGTTTATCACAATCAATGATCTCATTGTTTTTATAAACTCTGGTTGCATTTCCAGATTCATTACTAGAGCCTTTTACATCTCTTAACATTTTTATCTTCATATTTATCTCCATGTTAGCTGGGAGTGAGGAGCAGACAATGAGCAATCAAAACCACCCCCCACAAACTTATCAGATATTATGCGTCTGTTGAATCAATAGGATTACCCAAGACAGCTTGAACACTTATAGGTGTTCCGTTTGAGTGAGTTCCTGTTGCGGTTATCTTAACTCTCACATATCTGTTGCCACCGATATAACCAATTTGACTGGTTTGCGGTGTTTCGCCATTTGCGTCTAGTGTTAAAAAGATACCAGAGCTATCAACACTTCCCTCTGTTACTGCTGTTGAGCTTGTAACTGCTGAAAATGTAGAATCGTCTGTAGAATCTTGAAGTATAAAGTCAAACTTCACACTCCCAGATAATGTATCGCCTTCAATACCAGAGTTAACTATAAACATTACTGATTCAAAACCCTGTGTATCAACAGTAGTTCCATTTGTTGTTGCTGTAAATACTTTTGCGTCTTGACAAGTAACTGCTTTAGTTCTATTTGAAATATCTCTCATAATAATCTCCCTTACGCAGAAATGTTTTGTAGTCTAATAGCTTCCGCTAAAACTACAGCACCACCAACTCTACGTCTGGCGACATAACGTATATTTCCACTTGTTGCTTGAGAAAAAGGATCACGCATAACGGATAAATTAACTCTGTCAACAATAGTGTAAGCTCTTGAGAAATCTCCATAAGCTATAGGCTTCGCTGATCCAGCAACATCTGGCATATCTTCTGCTAAGATATATGGCTTACCAAGAATAGTTGTTGGAGCAGAGCCAACAAAGCTCATGCTGTTCACAAATATTTTCTGACCTTCGGTATCTTCTAATTTCAATACAGCTCCAAATGTACTTCTGTTCATCACAAAAGTTGCATTTGCCATATAGTCAGATTTAATATCATACATAAGATCAAGTAAACCATTTGCAGTCAAAGCAGTTCCACTTCCAGAATTAGTTGAACTAACTCCAGCAGATGAATCTGTAAATCCTTGCGGTCTACCAACACTATTACCAGAAACAAATGCAGTACCTTCTGCTTTCGCAAACTGTGTACCAAATTCTTCTGACATTTCAGATTCTAAATCAAAAGCAGAATCTTCCAACATAGCTTGTGAAATATCAACCAAAGCATATAGCTCATGTGCGTCAATTTGCATTAACCCTGTTGTATATCCTGTTGTTTCTGATCTAGTACCTGTTTCGGAAACAAACGAAGCAGAGAATTGACCTGTTCTCTTAGGAATCTCAATACCCCTATTTGATGTTGTTCTAACTCTAGCTATAGAACGAATAGGAGAAATCTCTGTAACACCTTTAATTAGGTCTGCTACATATTCTGCTGGAGCATAGAAACCGCCTAATGTATCGTCAGATTCATATAGAGCTTTCCTTTCTATTTCGTCCATGTTCTCCTTGCCAACTCTTAACATTGATCCAAATGCTTTGATTTGTAAATCAACATCTTTCGTGCTGTTGCCTGTTTCTGGTCTAGCTAAAACTGTTTCTAAACTTTCAATTTTAGCTTGAGCTTCTGCTAAGTTTTTCTCTTGTAACTCTAGTTTCTGTTTGGTTTCTGCCATTTTTGACATGTCATCAGCCATCTTATCAACTTTTTCTACAAGTAGAGGATCAGCAGAGCCTTTCTTTTCAATCTCGTCAAGACGCTTTGAGTTTTCACTTTTAAATTCTTCAAAAGTTGTACCCAGATTGTCTATTACAGATTTGATTTCATCACTCATAATAAACTCCCTTAATGTTTAATCGTTTCAATTAAATGCTTAATACTATGCACAACATCTCGCTGTTCATTTAACTCTGGGTTAAATGATTTATATAATATGTTAGCACTTTGTTTTGCAACAGAACTAGACATTAAGCCCACATCACGCAAGTAATGTTCTATCTCTCTCACATTCATTTCAGCTAATTTTACTTTTGTAATCTTAGCTTTTG